AAATCGAAGACCTCATCGGAGCCAGCGTAACGAAGTCGTTTGTTGAAACGGAAATACCACGCGTTATCGAGGAAGCGTTAATCTACGACGATCGTATCGAAAGCGTGAACGATTTAACCGTTACAGCTGCAGGCGACGCAGTAATCATTTCGTTTTCTATCACGGATAGTAACGGCGAAGAAATCACATTCGACGAATTGGAGGTGACGTAATGACTATATTTGACGGCGAAACATTTGACGCCATACTCGAACGAATGCTAGCGCGGATCCCTTCCGACTTTGATAAACGGGAAGGCTCAGTTATCTACGATATGCTAGCGCCTGCTGCACTTGAATTAGCGCAGACATATGCGGAAATGGATAATGTTCTCGACCTCGGATTTGCAGACGGAGCTTATGGTGAATTCCTCGACCGTAAAGTAGCCGAGCAAGGAATGGCGCGTAAAGAAGCGGTCAAGTCGTCCGGCACGCTTACGTTTTACGGACTTGAAGGAACAGACATTCCGGCAGACACTCGCGTAAGTACAGTCGACGGTATTTATTTCGTAACTACCGAAACAGTGACGATTACAAACGGCGTAGCAAAGGCGGCGGCTGAAGCGGAAGTCGGAGGCGTTGACGGAAACGTTGGCGTAGGTGAAATCACGGACCTCGACGACAGCGACATCGACGGCCTTACTAGCGTAAATAACGATGCGGAGTTTACGGGCGGTTTTGACGAGGAATCAGACGAACTACTTTATACGCGATATCAAGAGCACGTAAGCAGACCGATTACTAGCGGAAACAAGTATCAATACGAATCCTGGGCGAAGGAAGTTAACGGAATCTATGACGCTAAATGTTATCCGTTATGGAATGGTCCAGGTACCGTTAAAGTCGTACTAGTTAACGAAGATAAGCGGAGTCCTTCACAATCCGTCATCACAGCAGCGGAAACATATATCGAAAGCGTTCGTCCAATTGGCGCAGACGTTACGGTTGTTGGTGTTGCAGAGATTCCGATTGATGTAACCGCAAAATTAACGTTAGTTGACGGCGCTTCTATCGACGATGTGACCGGATTGATTATCTCGAATATTGACACGTATTTAAAAACCGTAGCATTCGAACAGACAACCGTACGTTACTCGCAAATCGGAAACGCAATCCTTGACGCTGAAGGCGTTGTCGATTACGCAGATTTAAAAGTTAACGGATCGGTCGGAAATATTATCACAGCTAGCGACGAGGTGCCGTTTGTAGGCGCGGTTGTCGTAACGCAAAACTAAGGAGGAATTTCGATGACAGCAATGAGCGATTATTTAGAAAACGCGTTAATTAACGCAACATTACGCGGGCAAGCATATACAGCACCAACAACGGTATACATGGCGCTATTTACTAGTGATCCTACAGACGCAGGAACAGGAACGGAAGTATCTGGCGGAGCATACGCACGTCAAGCTATCGCATTTTCAGCGCCGACTAACGGAAGTACTACAAACTCAGCCGACGTACTATTTCCGGTCGCAACTGCTGGATGGGGAACGGTAAGTTACTTCGCTATCTATGACGCAGCAACTTCGGGCAATATGCTCTATCAAGGCGTACTGACAACAGCGAAAGCTATCTCGTCTACAGACCAATTAAAAGTAGCAGCCGGCGATATTACAATTACGTTAGCGTAAGGCGGTGTATTAAATGGCGATTATAACGCTTGGCACAAATACGCTACAAGCGAGAGCAACCGTACAAGGAAAAGTACGGTCTATTTATCGTTCCACAAGTAGTATATCCGGAAAAGCAACGGTCCAGGCGAAAGTAATCCGGCGATTAAAAACAGGCGCTACTCCTTCAGGGGCAGCGTCTACAGTCGCTAAAGCTCGCGCGGTTAGATACGTCAAAGCTAGCGTGCTTGCTAACGCTACGATTTCGACGAAGCAGTTCGCGCTACGTAAATACGTAAAGGCTAACGTCAAGGCTACAGCGCAGGCGACCGGTAAGTTTACCGTATTTAAAACAGTCAGCGCCAACATTAACGCAAGCGCAACCGTAACAGCTTACCGTACGGACCGCGACAACCTCTACGCGATGAAAGATTACTTACCGAAGTATTACAACGACATTCAAGAGGCTATGCGGATTATACAGACGGAAGCGAACGAAATCACAAAGATACGCGCTGAACTATCGAGAGTATACGATCAGTTCTTCGTTAACAGCAGCGATGTTACGCTCGACCGTTGGGAGAAAATCCTCGATATAGAGTACACGCCGAACCGTAGTCCAGATTCACGTCGACACTACATTAACGCAAAGCTTAGGGGCGCAGGAACAACAACGAAAGAAATGTTATCCTCCGTCGTTAACTCGTTCTATGGTTCGGCAGTAACCGAAAGAAATGCTGACAACGAAATTCACATCAAAATTACGGGCAAGCGAGGCGTACCGAAGAACATTCCGGACATCCAAGACGCAGTAAACGATATTGTTCCGGCGCACATCTTACCGACTTACGGCTTCTCATTCGTACCGTGGACAGAGGTCGAAGCGTCAGACATGCGATTTGAAGATGCGAATGCTTATACGTGGGAAACGTTGCAGAAGTCTTACCCGCAGGCTCCGATTACTTGGTCGGCGATAGAAGATACGACGCAGGCGGACACGGATGTTATGCAATTTAGCGAAGTAGATACGAGATTAGAATTTGATTAAGGAGGCGGTGATATGGCGACATACAAAACACCGTATTTAGACTTGAATACATGGGCGCCGACTGACAACGTTGACCGCGAAGAGTTTAACGCCAACTTCAACCTAATAGACGGCAGATTGCTCGATACTATTACGAAGCTTGGTTCGGTGATGCGTCGCGTAGTTAATACGGTTGCTGAATTAAAAACGACCGACTTTAAAGCGGGCGACTATGCTAAAACGTTAGGATTCTACGCAGCGGGTGGCGGTGGGGAAGCCGAATACATTATCAAAAGTGACACACAAACAGCAACGAACGGAATGTCGGTTATTCAATTAGACAACGGACTAAAAGCGTTCTTACAATACAATCGACGAATTGACGTCTTACAATTAGGCGCAAAGTCAGACCGAGGCGCAGACGCAAGTCCGGCGATTCAACATGCGCTAGATTTACTCGCAAACAAAGGCGGACGCGTTATCGTGCCAGACGGCGATTACAACTTAAACACTGCGCTTGTTATCGGATCATATACGTACTTACTAATGGGGAAAAACGCCCGCATCTATCGTACAGGCGCAACCGAGTCGTTTATTAACAACGGTAAGACAGGCGACAACTACGCAAGTTATGGCGGACCTCACCACATCGTTATTAAAGGCGGAATCTTGGACGGAAATGTTCTTAGTCAGTCGGTTGGGCTATACGGATTCGGCGGAATCAACATTGCGCATAGCCACGACGTTATTATCGACGGTGTTGTTATTAAAGATATCGCTTATTCGCATCCAATCGAAATCAACTCGACTAAAGGCGTTCTTATAGAAAACTGCGAATTCCTCGGCTATCTAGACCCAACTGGCGGAAGCAGAAACTTCGCGGAGGCTATTCAGTTAGATTCGGCAACGCAAGCGGGATTTCCTGGATGGGGCGCATGGGACGGAACGGCTACGAAAGACGTAACGATTCGCGGCTGTAAATTCGGTGCAAGCGGTACAGCAGGAACGAGCCCTATTTTCGTAGGCATCGGCGGCCACTCCGCGGTTCACGACATTTATATTCAAGACGTTCTAATCGAGGATTGCTACTTCGAAGGTCAAACGTATGCAGGCATTCGTTCTTTCAAGTGGAAAAACGTAACGGTTCGCAATAATAGATTCGTAAGTTGTGCTTCGCCTATTTTATTCGAAATTCCTACGCCAAACTCAGGTAATACGAAGGATTTAGCGGGCGTACAGAAAACGTCAACACAACCGTCGTCAGGTATTAAGATTCTCGACAATGTGATTACGCAAGTAACAAGCGGAGACGGAATACGAATCGCCGGTCAAGGGACGGACGTTCTTTACCCTACGACTTACATTTCCGACGTTGTTATTCGCGGCAATACTGTCGTAGAAGCACCGACTACTAGTAACGCTATTTCAATCAGTTACTGCAAAAGCGCACGCGTCTACGATAACTATGGCGAAAATGCACGACGTACAGTTTATGCGTTTGGTTGCGCAGAACTTAGCGTTTGCGATAATTCGGGAACGGATCTTAAAACTAACGTTGTTTACGTGGCGAGCTCCAAAGGCGTTAAAATCTATGACAACATGACCGACTACTGCGGAGAGCACGGAATCTTAATCGACAACTGTTCGAACTTCAAAGCGAACAACAACTACGTAGAAGGCGCCAGCAAATCCGCGTCACTTCAATTTAACGGAATCCACGTCACAAACGGAAGTACGAACGGACGCGTTTACGAAAACACTACGCGTAACGACATGATGGAAGTCGGTATGAACTACGGGTTACGTATCGTAGCAGGCTGTTCGAATGTGAAGACGCTCGATAATGATCTCGAAGGGATTACCGGATCATTCCGTAACGACATGGCGACGGTCGGCGATTCGTTTTATATGTACTCAACCGGCACGAATATTCGCTTCAAAATCACCGTTGCAGATAACGGAACAATTAGCGCAGTACAGGCGTAAGAGGCTCGCATTAACTTGCGGGCTTATTTGCGTTTTAACAACGAAGGGAGTCGATTAAATGGCATCGAATAAAACACCGAATTACAATTTAGATATATGGGCAGAAACGGATTATTTTAAACGGACTGAACTAAACGGTAACTTCGGTAAACTAGATCAATCAATTAGCGACGTATTCAAAAAAGTATACGGTTCAGTAAATATCCACGAATTTGAAGGCTCAATCCCGAATAAATCGTTAATCAGCGACCCTCTTAACTGGGACTGGACGGAAGCATTCCGCGCAGCTATTAATTCGATATCTAAAGGCGCTATTGAATTAGGTAATACGACATATAAAGTAACTGGCGAAATAAATATGAACGGAAAACCAATTCGTTTTATCGGTAAAAGTTCAGCTAACACAGTGGTTACGCCACAATTTTCCGGTACATTATTCAATTGGTCGGGTACAAAAGATTCTTTTATATCTTTATCCGGATTAGGTTTACAAGGTATGACGATAGAAGGCGGGAACTACAACGTTAACGCGATTAAGTTAGTATATACAGCGCGTGGCAACTTTTCCG